TTATTCACGGCCTGCGACGCCCAGCGCTCGCCAGCAAACGCGATGTCGCCGTGCACGTCCCACCAGGCGCGGTCGGTCGTGTAGATCGCCTGCGCGAACGGCACGCGGCGCCAGGCATCGTTCACGACGATGATCTTCCAGCGCGGCGCGTCGAGAAACGCGCGCTCGTAACAGATCGACGCGACGTTGAGCGTGAGCGACGGCCCGCTCGCGCACACGATGACGTTCGCCCAGCCCGCGCGCTTCACTTGTTCTCCGGAGCGCCGTGGAGCGCCTTGTTGCGCGGCGCGCGCTTCTTCGGCAGCGGGTCGGGCTCGACCACCATCTTGCCGCGCCCCTCCCGCAGGCAGCGCGCCGCAAGGTGATCGGGAATCTCGGTCGGAACTTCGTAGGTGCCGGGCTCGAAGTGGACGGCCGGCGCGCCGCGGTGCGAGCAGCCCCACGCGCGCGGGCCGATGCTGATTCGGTAGGCCATGGCCGCGGACTCTACCAAAAGAAACGGCGGCCACAAGGGCCGCCGTCTCACGCTTCGGGGGAGAAGCTAGTGCTAGGTCGTGCGGAGGAACTTCGCTGCGTTGTTGTTCAGCACGATGCCGCCCTCGCGGCGCCGCACGTAGAACCGCACATAGCCGGGGTTCGTCACCTCGTCGCGCGTGATCCGCAGGCCGACTCGGTCGACCAGGAGATACGCGCGCCGCCAGTTGCCGAAGCCGACCGGGAACGCATTCGCGCCCACGCTCGCCATCTGCTCCCAGATCGAGACCGGATAGCCGAGCAGACGATCCGGCTCGCCGGCCTGCAAGCCCGGTTGCCATAGGTACTGATTCGTCGTGTCCTTGAGCTTCCGGATCGCGCCCGCCGTCACGGAGTTGAAGATCCAGGCCGCGCCCGCGCGGTAGCGCGAGTTCAGCTTGTACACCAGGTCGATCAGCGAGTCGGGCAGGATCGCGTCCGGCGACGCGGCGCTCGCGACGTACTGGTAGATGTTCGCAGTCCGGAGCGGCGATGCGAAATCGTCGATCAGCGTCGGAGTCGAGTTCAGCATGCCCGTGCACTGATTCGTGCCATTGCCGGTGAGCACCGACGTCGCCTCCGAGATCGCGAAGGACTCCGCGATTTCCTCGGCGAGCCACGCTTCGACGTTGAAGAACATGTCGTCGAGCGACCACTCCGACACCTGCGGATAGGCGTAGAGCTCGCCATGCGTCGGCGCTTGCTCGCGCAGCGTGCTGGTCGCGGTCGCCGAGCGCGAGCCCGTCTCACCGACCCAGCCACCGGTCGTGCCGCGGAGGTTCACGAGTTCCTTATAGTCGCTCGTGCCGACCTGCACGACCTTCACCAACGAGCGCACCGGCGAGAAGAGCTTCTCTTGCCGCTCGACCTCGCGGCCGATCTGCTCCGGCACCGCATAGCCGCCCGCGGCCGCCGTGCCGATCGTGACGTCGAACCGCTCGAGGCGTTGCTTCTCGAGCGATTTCAGCTTGATCTCGTGCTCGGTCGACTTGCCGCCCAGGCGCATCCACTCCTGGAAGGTGGTCGCATATTCCGACGAGAGCTTTTCCTCGACGGTCTTGCCGGGCTTGTCGTTCTTGGCCTCGAGCTCCTCGATGCGCTCGCGCGCGTTCTGTAGCTCCTGCTCGGCCTTGCGCCGGGCTTCGACGCCGGCCTTGAGATCGCCCTCGATCTTCGAAAGCTTGATCTCGAGCTCGCGCGCAACGGCCGCGTTGCCGTCTTTGATCGCCTGCAGACGATCGTCGTTGACCTTCTTGAATTCCTCGAACGCGCGTGCGTTCGCGTCGATAGCGGTCTTGAGTTCGCTCACGGTGGGATACCTCGGTTTTGATTGGGCCTCCGAGGCCGGCCGGCGCTTACTCCTCGCGCGTCGATCGCTCGAGCGTCGCGGTATACGCCTTCAGGGCCTCGATCGTCGCAGCGTCGGCGTTTTCGGCATCCCACCGCGGCGCCGGCTTCCCACCGGCATCGAGCGCTTGACTGCGTGGGCCATAGAGTATCCGGCGTGACTCCGATTTGGAATAGCCGAGCCCGCGGAGCGCGCGCTCGAGCTGCCGCTCGGTATAGCCGTCGGCCGACATCACGGTCTTGATACGGGCCGCGGGGTTGCGCGGGAAGTTCACCGGCGAGATCTCCCAGAGATCGAAGTCCTCGATCACGCGGAGCTCGTCGACGTATTCCTCGCTCTCGACCGTGCCGCCGATCGAGAGGCCGTCGAAGGCACCCATCTTGAGGAGCTCGCGCACCTGATTTCCGATCGGCGTGTCGGCCAGCGTGCCGACGAGATAGAGGCCGCGCGAGTCCTCGGACAGCTTCTCCCACACGCCAATCGGCGGCTGGAATTGATCGTGTCCCCAGAGCATGAGCGGCCGCGTGCCGGCCGACTCATGGCGTTTCAGGCTCTCGGTGAAAGAGCCCTGCGCAAACGTCATGCCCGCGAAGACGTTACCGAAGGTCGAGCCGTAGCCCTCAATTTGGCGGGTCTTGAGCCCCGCCGCGTTGATCTCGAGGGGAACTCGGAGCTCCATTTGATCCATTGGGCGGCACCTCGCCGGCGCGTTGCATGTTGGCTGGACGGATATATTCCTCGCCGCCGTCCTTCTCCGCAATCGGGTTTCGGCCATCGGCCTCGCGCCATTCGTTCGCGTTGATGGCGCCGTTCTGCCGCTGGATCTGCAGGCCCTCTTGACGCGACTTGAAGTCGGCACGCTGCACGGCGTCGAGGTTGAAGCGCACGATCACCCCGCTCCGGCGGTCCTCGTCGGTCAGGAGATCGCGCTCCATTGCGGACTCGAACGCCTGCGCGATCGGCATCACGACGTTGATCACGAAATCGGTATCCTGCTGCTCGACGTTGTTGAAGGTCGCGCGCTCGAGGTCGCCGACGAGATGCGGCGGCACACCGAACGCCGCGGCGATCACCGTGCGCTGGTGTTTGCGCGACTCGATAAACTGCGCCTGATCGTTCGGCGTCAGAATCTCCTTCGCCTCGATGCCCTTCGGCATGAAGAAGCCGGAGTGCGCGCGCCGGCCGCCTGAAAGCGACTTGATCGACGCGATGAACGCCTCCTCTTCCTTCTTGTCGACGAACCCCTTGAAGCCCTGCGCGATGTTGAAGAGCAGGAACGGGAACGCGCCATTGCCGAAGAGCGACGCGCCATGCCGCTCAAGCGCGATCTCGTGCGCAATTGCCTCGCGAACATCGAGCACCGGCGAATCGCCTTCGAGAAAATCGCGCGCGGCGCCGCGAACATGGTGCATCCGGTCGGCCGGGATATCGCGCTGCGCGCCGCCGACGAGCGTCGCCCGGTAGCGGGGCGCGAGCGTCTGATCGTCTTGCGTGACCGTCACGGCGCTCGGCCGGATCGGCTGCAGGCCACGCACGGGCCCCGTCGAGCCGCGCGACTTGTAAGCGTAGAAGCGCCCATAGCGCAGGAAAACGCTCGTCGCGTCGAGCCAATAGTTCGTGCGGCTCTGGTACTCATTCGGTGCCGACAAGAGCCGCGCTACCGGATGGTTCGGCAGGAGTTCCTTCTTCTCTCGGCCGCGGCTGTCGAAGGTCTTCTGCATGACTCGCACCGGCGAGACCGAGATGCGCCGCGAGACCGCGGTTACGATCGCATGTACGGTCGGCGACTCCATGCACGTCTCCGGCGTCACCGACACGCCGGAGACGGTGCGAAACGCCGCCTCAAGCCGCGTAATCAGAGTGTCGAGTGAGACGTCGGCGAAGGCGTCGCGCTGCGTCGTGAACGGCCACCATTTCATACGGCTATCAGCCTCCCGCTCACGTATTCCTCGGTGTCGAGCTTGAGCGTATTCAACGCCATCGCGAGCGCCACGATACCATCGATGCGCCCCGTGCTTCGCGCCTTGTTGAGCTTGCGGTTGCCGGCCGGATCAGTATCGGCGACCGCATTCGCTGCGCACATCGTGAGCACCGGGTTCCCGCCGTGGCAAATCCGCTCGTTGAGCAGGTCGGACTCGAGCGCGTCGACCGCCGGGCTCATGTCCTTGTAGCCCTGGCCGTGCGGCACGAGCGGCAGCTCGACGCCGATCCGGTCGAGCGCGGCCTTGAGCACGTCCATTCGGTAGCGGTCAAACGCGATCGACTCGAACCGCACGTCGCGCGCGAGCTCGCCCAGCGCCTCGGCGATCACGTCATAGTCGACCGAGGCGCCCGGCGTCGCGTGTATCAAGCCCTGCCGGGCCCAGACGTCATAGGGCACCCGATCGCGCCGCGCGCGCTCCTCGAGCCCCTTCAGCGGCGCCCAGAAGAGCGAGCGCACGTGCTTTCGCCCCTGCTCGTCGACCGCGACCATCTCAAGCGCCGTCAGGTCGCTCCGCGCCGAGAGGTCGAGCCCGGCCCGCACCGGCACGCGCTCGAAGAGCGCCTCATCGACCGCCCCGCCATTCGCGCCCCAGACGTGCGAGGAGATCAGCGGATTCTCGGTGTTTACGCGCTGGTTCAGCTGGTAGTTGCGATAGCTCGCCTCCTTCGACGGCATGCGCCGCGCCTGCTCGGCCTGGCGCAGCACCTCGGTCTCATTCAGGAAGTCGCCGAGCGCGGGGTTCGCGGCCTCGAGCGCCTCGCGCGAGAACGGGTCGAGATCGATCGGCGCCGTCCACATGAAGAGCTTCGTGCGCGGGTCGTGCGCGGCCTCGGCGTCATCGATCAGGATCGAGAGGAGATCTGCGTCGGTCGGCGCCTGCGTCGAGATCACGATCGACATCGGTTGATCGTGCGCGCCCATCGCATTCTCGACCGCCTCATAGAGCGGCGAGCGCGGCCCCCGCACCTGGCCGAGCTCGTCGTGCACCGCGAAGATCGGGCTCTTGCCGTGCGCCGTCGACGCCTCCGCCGAGAGCGCCTTGTACACCGTCCCGAGCTCCGGCACGTACATCTCTTTGTTCGTGTCGCGGATGCCGACGACGGCGTTCAAATCAGGCGACATGCGCACGATCTTCGCCGCGAGGTCGAAGATCACCGCCGCCTGATCGCGCGACTGCGCCGTTGAGACGAGCTGCGAGTTCTTCTGCGCCTCGGGGCCGACGATGTGCAGCAAGAGCAGGAACGCCGAGAGCGAGGTCTTCGCGTTCTTCTTCGCCATCGTGATGATCGCGGTCCGCGTCGGCGTGTCATAGATGCCGCGCAGGATCTTCTTCTGCCACGGCCGGAGCTTCACCGGCCGGCCGACGAACTTGCCCTCGGGAATCCGGCAGTACGCCTCGATCCAGTCGATATTGCGCTGACCGCGCTTTACTCGCTTTCCCACGGCTTGCGCGCAGCGCCCCCGGCCGCCGGCGCCTCCTTGCTCGTCGCCCGGCCCGCCTTCCGGTCGTCATAGCGGCTTTGCTGCGCGAGCCGCATCTTGGTCGCGAGCGTCGCCATGGTTTTCTGCGCCGAGTTCCGGAGCCGGCAGAAATCACTGTATCGACGCGCAGTCGCGTCGCCGGTGAGCTCCTCGGGCTTGATCTGCCGGATCGCCTCCGCGAGCGTGTCGACCGTCGTGCGCAGCCGCACGTACTCCTTCAGGAGCGGCTCGGTCGCCGCATCGAACCAGTCCGCCGGATACGCGCGCACGATCGCCGCGAACCGCTCGCGCTCGGCCTCCGTCAGATCCTCCGGCGTCGCAATCCGCCGCGCCGCGTCCGGATTGCCGCCGACGATCGCAAGAGTCGATTTCCGTCCGTTCTGTCGCATGTCAATACGTAGTTTCCGAGCTACCGACCGCCGATCCGTTCCTGAAGAATCCCGCTTGCGCCGCTTCCCGCGCGCGCCCCACTTCACCCGATTCCACGAACGCCAAAGCCGCGGATTAGCGCCAATACAGGGCTGCGCCGGTTTTCACCGAAAAGCCCCCAGCGTGAGGGGCCCCCCCCGCCC